TGTTTGTTGATAAAGGGCTTGTAAAACACTCTCTATAGTCCCGCAAGCTTCGCTTGCTATAAACATCACAACTTTTGCTCGTACTTCTTTCCTCGCTCAGCGAACGCTCGAAATTCCAGAATGCTCGTTATCCCGCTCTTAAATCCTTTAAGTGCACTGCGCCTCGCAGCTCGCCTTGAACGACTCACCGCTTGAATAGTCCCTAGTCCCGAAGTTTTACTATTTATATTCAAGCTTCTCGTCATCCAACGCTCGCATCCTCGCTTGTTCCCTTAAATTCTTTAATCGCAAAATAACTCCGCTTCTGGAACCTTCTCGCTCCCGCACCGCTCAAAAAGAAAGTAACTTCGCTGTCTGCTACCGGCAGTAATTAGTCCCGTATTTAGTCTCATCACAATCACCGCATTGCATACAGTCGTGCGTGTTGCTTCGTCGTTATGTCTTATGACGCTTCGCTTGCACGCTGGGCGTGCACAACGCCATAAACGACTGCGCAGCACGCCGACTTGCACGCAAATGCTAATTCTATTTATTAGTCCCGAATATATTTAGATAAAAGTCCCCAGAGGAATTGCCTGCTCGTATTCCGCGAAAATACTCCCTCCATTTTTTCATTTCACGCTATCGCTCTCAGGCTTCGGCCTTTGGCCTCTCGCCATTCGGAAATAAAATAAATGGAACCTTCCGTATTCTCTTGGAATACCAGTCGCTGCGCTCCTTCTGCGCCCCAATTCACTCCTGGTGGTTGTTAGTCCCGTATCAATTTTGTGGACTAAAAGAACAAATCATCTTTCCGTCTTTGAGTTCAATGACCTCACACCCAAGGTCATCAAGAATCATCGCAGCGACATCTTTGTAATCGTCAAGTTGTTGTGCCAGTTCCTTGTCGGATAGGCTGGGGTCAAAAGCAATATCAAACAGCGAGTCAGCAATTGCATTGGTTAACGAAAGCCTTATTTCAAACGGGTTTTTTGCCATTGACAGAGACTAGCACGGGTGATAAGCTGCTTTTGGCGATAAATCAACTCAACACAAGGAGAATACGAATATGTCATCAGCGCCAGTAACAATAACCGGAAACCTCACGGCGGACCCAGAAATCCGTTACTTTGACTCAGGAGCGGGGAAGCTTTCATTCTCTGTTGCGGTCAATAACTTCTGGACCGACGCAAAAGGCGAAAAGCAAGAAAAAACTTCTTACTTCAATGTCATCGCATGGCGAAATCTTGCAGAAGATGCAGTTCGTGTTCTTGAAAAGGGGATTCGTGTAACAGTCACGGGTCGTCTTGAGCAGGAAACATGGGACGACAAGGAATCAGGTAAGAAGCGCTCAGCTGTGAATGTCCTTGCCGACGAAATCGGTATCTCTGTTCGCAACATTGAGACATTGCAACGCAAAGCAAAAGCAGAGAATGCTTCTGGCAATCCTGTCAACGCTCGTCCTGCACAGAAAACACCAGCACGAGCAGGTGCTCGTCCGGCAACAACCCGTAATGACTTTGATTCATTTGGGGAAGAGCCTTTCTGAGCCTGACATTCGGCAGCCTCTTCGCCGGCGTCGGCGGCTTCGACCTTGGGTTTGAAGCCGCCGGCTGGCAATGCCGATGGCAGGTTGAGTGGGACCCTGCATGCCAGCGAATACTTAGCAAGCATTGGCCAGACATCCCTAAATACTTAGATGTTAGAGATGTAAAAGGCAATGAGATAGAACCAGTTGATTGCATAAACTTTGGAAGTCCGTGCCAGGACCTCTCCGTTGCCGGCGTCCGAAAAGGTCTTTCAGGTGAGCGCTCTGGTTTATTCCATGAAGCAATAAGAATTATCAAGGAGATGCGTGATGCAACAAATGGACAATACCCACGACTCGCAATCTGGGAAAACGTTCCCGGAGCACTTACTTCCAACAAGGGTGCTGACTTTGGGGTCGTCCTCGATGAAATGGCCAAATCAGGGGGCGTGGCGATTGACTGGGCAATCCTTGATGCTCAATACTACGGAGTCGCCCAGCGACGGCGCCGCATCTTCGTGTGTGCTACATACGATATTGGTGCCGCAGAGCGAAGTCCACTCCCGTTACTACCTGTCCAAGAGGGCATGCGAAGGCATTCTCAGAAGGGCAGACAGGCGAAACAAGAAGTTGCCGGAAAAGCTTCGTCAAGCGCTGGAAGCAGTAGCGAACAGGGAGTCTTAACATTCGAGAACAGCGGTTTTGCTAAATGGCAAGAAACCGACAAAGCCCTAACATTGCGAGCCCGTGACGCAAAGGGCCCTGGAACAATTGTTACGAACATTGAGAGCACCGAAGAGGTGTACTCGTTTGATACACAGTTTGGCTCAAATGCAAATGTTTTTACAGACCACTCACCAACACTTAAAGCAACGCAGCAATCGCCCAGTGTTGCTTACGAGAATGACGATTCACCAATAGTGTTCCACCCACATAGACAGGATGGAGTTCGCCTGCAGGGTGACACCATCAATACATTGACTGCTTTTATGGGCACGGGCGGCCTTAACACCCCAATGGTTGCTCAAATGGAAGAGCTCAATGATGGTGTAGCAATGACGCTTCGCAGTGGTGGTGACGGTGGAGTTCCATCAAGCCGAGGTGAAAATTTAGTCATTGATGCAATTGCTTACGATGAATACAATGACAAACTTGTTGATGGTGGTATTCATCACGCAATAAGGGCAGGAACAAAGCAGTCAACTGGAGTCTTGCAGAACATGGTAGTGAGACGCCTTTTGCCAAAAGAATGTGAGATTTTGATGGGCTGGCCCGTGGACCACACCAGATGGCGTGCAGACGGAAAGGAACAGCCAGACACATCGAGGTATAAGCAGACCGGAAACGGAGTTGCTGCACCCGTAGCTGCATGGCTTGGAAAAATATTTAAAGGACTTCTAGATGATTCAACAAGCAAATAACGAAAACCCTAAAACCTGGAATGCCGCTTCAGCTGTTGCGTTAAGCAAAATACTTCCACCAGAAGAAGAACAGGATTTAGTGTGGGACGGCATCTCGGAAATCATTGCAAGTTTTGAAGACTCGAGTATGCAAAAAATGCTTCACAGGCATGGAGGGGCATCGGGAGACTTGCTAGCATGCTCTCACGCTCTCTTGGTTTTTCTATGACACTGCCTGAAGTACATGAGACTTTGTGCCGGAAGCAACATGATTACGGTCATGAAAACATTCAGCGATTTGGTAGAGCTGGTTTGATGGTCAGAGTCCACGACAAGGTTGCAAGGCTTGAGAACCTAATCGGTAATAACGCAAAACCCAATAATGAATCAATCCAGGACAATGTGATGGATGTGATTGGCTATTCGGCAATTGGAATTATGTTGGAATCTGGAACATTCTTACTTGAACTGGAACAGGCATAAGCGAGGAAAGCAAAGAGGTAATCGTTGTCCATAGCGCCAACGGTTGGCATGGTCTTTCTTTTTACTTAACATCATGCGGTCTTGAAGATGGTTCGTATCACGTTACATATAACAAATCTCTTGTGACATGCAAAGAATGCCTAAAAGCCCTTATCGGTTAAGTCCTCGTTTTAAGTAATCAAGTACAAGCCGGCTTGACGAATCATCCTCTGAATCTTCTGAGCCATCCACGGCTGCGTTAACTACAGAACGCTTGGATTGGATTAGGTCGTAAATTTGCTCATCAACAGTTCCCGTAGCTATTGCGTAGGTCACCATTACGGAGCCCTTTTGTCCCAATCTATGGCATCTGCTGTAAAGCTGGTCAACATCAGCCGGTGTCCACGGAAGCTCCACGAATAGCACCTTCTGGGCTGCTGTAAGTGTGTGCCCAGTTTTAGCTGCTTGCATTGAAAGAACTATGACTGGGGCTTCTTCGGTAGAAAGAGTCTGAAAGTCTTTTTTTGCTTTTTCAACATCCTGGACATCCATGCCTCCTTGGATTTTTAAACCACCAAATTCGTTTGCCAAGTAATCGACAACATCTCTATGGTGCGCAGCAATTACAACTTTCTCACCAGCCTCAATCTGGGCCTTAACCCACTCCTTGATTGAGTCCATCTTGCCTTTAGCGGCCAGACGGCGAAGGACCGACAGCTTTACTAGATGGATATTTGATTCAGTTTTTATTTTTGCAACAACCGCAGCCGAATAAGGAGACTTTCCTATTTCAATTGCTATTTCCTTTGCGCGCTGAACAAGGTACTCGACTATGTCGTCTTCAGCTTTTATATACTCTGCCCTGTGCTTTTCTGAAAGGCTGACCACATGCCTGTCATGTATTACATCTGGAAGTTCCGGAAGAACTTGTTCTTTTGTTCTGCGTATATAGCAAAGAGAACGAAGTATCTCGTTTAACTCTTGAAGGTTTGTTGCTCCAGATGTATTCCAATGGCCCCACTTGTCTTTAAACGCACCGCAGTATCGTCTATAGAAGCCCCATGTACCCCCAAGCTCATTGAGGCGACCAATAATCTCCAGCTGACTTGCATACTCAGCAGGCCTGTTCGTAACAGGGGTCCCTGTGAGACATAGAACAACTCCAGATTTGATTGTCTTGGAGATTTTTATAGCTGCTTTAGTCCTCTGGGCAGTTGGTGTTTTCAGGTAGTGAGACTCATCACATATCAATGACTCGTAACCCTTAAGGCTCTTAACCCAGTGATGAATGTTTGCATAACCAATTACAATTATGTCGTGTTCTTCTTCTGGGAAGACAGAACGGTCGACTACTACGGTTGCCTTCCGTGAAGGAATCCATTTTTCAACTTCTGCCTTCCAGTTTAAAACAAGATTTGAAGGGCACATAACTATTGCTGGATAAACGATTTCACCACGAGACGAACAGTACTCAAGAGTCGCTAGCGCCTGCAAGGTTTTTCCTAAACCCATATCGTCGGCAATGAAGCATCTCCTAGCTTGGTGAGCATACGAAACGCCGGCCATTTGGTATGGAAGAAGAGAGCCTGAGATGTTTGGTATTTCTATTTCTGCGCTATAAGCCCGTGATGCATCTGCCCGTTTTTTGCTAACTTCAGCAAACTCTTCTGCCTCAAGATGAAGGTCTGCCGGTATTTCTATCTTGAACATCGCAGCCCATTGAATCGCTTCACGCACAGCAGTCCTAGGGACCCTCCATGCCTTTGATTTGGAATCCCACGTAACGCCCGGAAGCTGTTTAACCGAACGGACCTTCACCTGGTCATAGTTGAAGCCAATGTAAATCCAGCTATCGTCTCCCCACATGCCAAATGATTTATTTAGTCGTTTTGGCTCATCAAAAAGCATTATTGATGTATCAACTTCAAAGTCATGAAGGATTGCAAAGTCTCTAATCTCTGAAAGACTGGTAGCAGGAGCACGCCAAACACGGGCAAGCTTGTCCCATTTAGCCCCAGGTATCTTTTTAATTGACGCAACTTGGTCTTGGTCGTATGGGAAGTCGATTATTAAATGGTCGTCATTTAGCCAGAGTCGTTTTTCGTTCATCGCTTTTGACGCAAAATAATCTTGCGTTCGTCTTCAGTCTTTCCGCCGTAGATGCCAAATTCAATCGAATTATCAAGAGCATACTTGAGGCAATCACCACGGACAAGACAAATTCCACAAAACCCAAGAGCATGTAAACGCTGTTTCCGATTTCGTGGAAAAAATGTAAGTGTGTTCACATTGATACAAGCACGTGCCGAACGCCAGCTATCTCCTGAGTAAATCATAAAGCTCCTTTAATATAGGTGTTCGTCCAATATAGCGATATGGGTGGTCTATTGCAACCCGCAAGGGCATATTCGTCGGTCGGAAAATAAGGAATACAATAGATATATGAGAGAGATAACACAACAAGAGTTTGACTCGGTTCTGGCCGAAAGCGGCTCCCCCATGGTTCTTGATATATGGGCAACATGGTGCGGACCCTGTCAGTACATGGCTCCATTGCTTGAAGAGCTGAGCACTGCCTATGAAGGTGTAATACGGTTTGTTAAATCTGATGTCGACAAGAACCCAGACCTAGCAAAGCGCTTCAATGTGATGAGTATCCCAACTCTTTTGATATTTGCTGATGGCGAAGTTGTTTCAACAATAGTTGGAGCTGCCGGGCCAGACTTTATTGTCACAGAACTTGAAAAAGTTCTATCAGCTGAGTCATACGAAGATGAGTGACGCAATATCTCTTTACCCAGTAGTGATACGAGAGGCACGCTATTCGGGTGTTTACGAAGGTGGAAAATGGTTCGCCATAGCAGAGTATTCAGGTGAGTCAGAAGCCTTGGAAGCATACATACATGGGGACGATTGTGATGCATTGGACTTCTGGGATTCAGAAGAAGCAAAAATGATTGGCGTTGGAGATTCTCCGAACAGCGCACTAGCCGACCTGTATCTCAGGCATGGAATAATCGAAGACGAAAAAGTTTTAGTGGAAGAAGCTAATAGCGCCTTTGATTTTTCACCAAAAGACAACGAGACTCACAAAGAGTTCAGTTTTAGATGGAGAGAATCTTTAAGCGATGACTTAGAGAACGGAGTCTACAAATTGAAAGGTGGGGGATTCTCCGGTGATTGAAGCATGTCATAAAAACCTTCAACAACTCCAGAAATGCTTTTTTCTGCTTCAGCCTTATTCTCTGCTTCTTCAATTTGTTCAATCTCTCCGAGTATTGAGTTAGCTTGCTGGAAAGCAAGAACCAGTTGAGAGACCTCGTTTTCGCTTAAATCCCGGCCGTTCAAATAGGTATGCAACTGGCCCTCATCGTCTGTTGAAACAGCGAGGCGTTTGCCGGAATCAATCATTGCCAGCAATGCTTCAGTAACAAGCTCTGCTTGGAGCTTGGATAGGTTGAACTCAAATGAAAATATCATTATTGATTATTCTTCTTCCCTTTCCCAGAACACGGACCATCTTCTAACTCCATACTGGTATCTCCAGTAACTTCTTTGACGATGTGAATCACTGTTTCGTCAATCATTTTAATTGTTTCATCCAAGAGAACGGATGTCTCTACATCAAAAGAGAACCCGTAGTCCCTAATAACCGCAACCCGTCGCAAAACATGTGCTGATTGAGCCAGAACATAATCAACTGGCATTTTTTTATTTTGCATACTGCCTAGTGCTTTCTGCTACCTCGACTGCTACAAGAAAAGCCATAATCTGTGATGTCAATTTCTGATTGAGATAAGACTCAGCTTTGTCTCCAAACATGGAGCCAGCAAATTCACTTTTGTTAAAGTCAAACACTGGTGTTCCATTATCTGAATACTTATATGAAGTGAAGTTTGTGGCAAAGTTTCCCGAGATGTCAAAGATGATTGTTGAAAGACCCTCGGAGAGAGAACTCTCCAGCGGGTTTTCGTTGAAAATTTGCTGCAGATTCTTTCCTGGGTATTTGTCTTTGATTTCTTTCATCTGGTCAACTGAATCGTCTTCGTTTTTGCCTCCCATAAAAGCAACCACATCAGAAATGATTCCCCCCCATATTGGGGCCACAGAAACATCTTTATAAACATTGATGAGCCAATCAAAAATATGGTCTCCTGGAGCACCATCTTCTGGGTCAACCTGGACGACTCCTACCTCTTCTTCGAGTGGGTTGTCTTTGCTTGGAATCGCATAAAACATGACAGATGGGGTGTCTACTGGGCCTTTGTCAATTTTGCTGCCCATCAGCTTGGTGGCCATCATCATCTGGATTGCCTGGTCTGAAAATTTAGTGAGGAATTCTTGGGTTTTTGGAGGGTAAATTGTGTTCATGGCAAAAGAGTACAGCCGCTTTTCTGTAATTGCAAGTATTTTTACTAAAGTGTGGCTGTGCGATAATTGGGTGGAGGAAAAATGGCTCACGAACTAGATAAAACCAAGAATGGTCGGATTCGTATGGCCTACAACGACCGGCAGGTTCCATGGCATCGACTTGGGACACCCATGAAGGGTCTCCAGACCATGGAGGCAATGCTTGAGGCTGCTAGCGCCAACTACGACGTTGTTTTGACCAAGGTGGCGGCCGTAGATGACTCAGGGGAGCTAATTAGGAACTCGGACGGCTCACCGATAGT